GTTTTACTTTTCCTGCAGTAGTGTATTCTGTAGATATATTTGCTTTTTTAAGAGCATCATTTATAACAGTTTCATTGTTTTTAGGAAATACTAATCCTTGTCCTTCAGGATCTACTTCTTTTAATAGTATGTCTCTTATTATTTTAGGAAAGTAACCTTGTTTTGTAGTTGTCTGTCCTTTATCTTTTATTAGTAAATCTGATACAATACCAGTTTTAAAATCAATGTTTTCAACTTTTAAATTTTTAAAATCAGATGGTCTGTACCCACCTATAATGTGCATACCAAGCTGAACTCCTGCTAAACGAGTAGCTTTGTCTTTACTGTTTAGCAGTCCTGTTACCACTTCTTTTAATTTGGTATACGTATCAAACGGATAAGGACTTGGTACTTTTCTTATAGTTTCTGTTGAGAAAAGTTCTTGAGTTGCTTTCACACCTATAACGTCTGATAAAAGCACCCTCGCAGGATTTCTACCTTTAGGGCCAAGATAACCTGATTCTTCAAAAAAAGGTTGAAATGCTCCTAAAACATTGTTGGCTGCACTAGATGTTTTTTTATTTTTTCCTTGTTGCTCAAAGAATCTACCAAACTTTTCTTTTATTTTTGGATCTTCATTTATTTCACGAAGAGTATTATTTAATAAGTCTCCTTTACTAAGAACACTTATAAACGTTTTTTTATCTTTTCTATTTGAACCCTCAATCAAATTTTTTAAAGGTGTGTTTGCGATCTTGTCCGATCTCACACCTTGTTGTTGAGAAAGTGCTTGTTCAAATTCTGGAGTAAACTCTAATGCCATTTATTTAATACCCAAATGTTTGATCTTGCATTTGATAGACTTGATTCTTAATACCACCAAGCGTTTTATGAATCGACACATATCCTGTCATCCTTGTCATTAACATATATCGCAGAGCATCGTATGCGTGATCCTCTGCCTTTGTGTCCACATCTTCTGCATTTGTTTTGCTAAGAGGTATGCCTGATAGCTGTTTGATAAGATTGACACAGTTCGGAAATATTCGTAATCTAGGTTCGTCTGTTCTTGGATCATCTGCAAGCCTACGATGTACTTCCATTTTACCTTGCAGTCTGTTTCTGTCTGATGGCATCCAACGTACACCACATCTCATCATCGTCTCTGCTATTGATGGGCCGAACCCTGTCTTGTTCCAACATGATGAGTCTAGTACAGTATAGTGT